AACCTGTGCGAGCGCCTGTCGGGTTCGCCAAAACTCGGAGACCACAATGGGACGCCACGGACCCATGCCACACCCTGACTCGGAACGATCCAAGACCGGACGCAACACGCTCGGAAAGACCCGCAAGCGCGCAAAGCCGGCGACCGTCACGCCGCCCGCGTCGCTGAAAGAGGACAAGGTCGCGCTGGCCTGGTGGAAGTCGCAGGCCCCGCGGCTCGTCAAGGCTGGCCGGCTCTTCCCGGAACAGGCCGAGGCCTTCGCGATCCTCTGCCACATCAAGGCGGACTGCGACTCGCTGACCCGTGCCGTCCGCGCCACCGGATGGACCGTGTCGAACGAGCGCGGCGAGCAACGCAACCCGCTCGCGATCGAACTCCGCGACAAGCGGCGCGACTTCATCGCACTGGCGAAGGAGTTCGGGCTGACTGCGGCCAGTGACGCGCGAATTCCGGACGAGGGCGACGATGAAGAAGAAGCCGATCCGAAGGCCGCAAAGTTCCGAGCCTTCATCGGGGCGTGATCGGCCGGAGTTCGTCGAGGGGTTCGTCTTCAACGAGCACCAGGCCGAGCGACCTATCGAGTTCATGGAGGAGTATCTCGCGACGCCGGACGGAACCGGCCAGCCGCTCACGCTGCTCGGCTGGCATAAGGCCACGGTCCGCCAGCTATTCGGGTGGAGGCATCCGGACGGACGCATGCGCTACCGCCGCGCCGCCGTGTTCATCCCGAAGAAGAACAGGAAGTCGTCGCTCTTCGCGGCGCTCGGCGTGTTCATGACGAGCGGGGCCCACGCCCCGACGCAAAACCTCTACATCGCGGCCAAGGATCGCGGGCAGGCCCGGACGATCTTCGACATGACCGTGGCCTCAATCAAAGGCTCGCCGTTCCTCGACGAGATCTTCGAGATCATCGACTCAAAGGCGACGATCAGGAACAAGTCGACGGGCCGCGTGATTCGCTGCCTATCCAAGGACAGCGGATCGAATGAAGGGCTGAACGGCTCGGTGCTCATCGACGAGATCCACGCCCACACCGACGGCGGGAAGCTGGTCGACGCCCTCATGTACGCCACCCGGGCAACCAAGAATTCATTCGTCGCGACCTGCTCCACGGCCGGCGACGACCGCAACGGGATCGGGTTCCGCTGGTGGCGCGACGCCGAGCTCGTCATGAAAGACCCGGCCTCCAATCCGACGTTCATGGGGGTCATCTATGCCGCCGACCCTGACGACGACTTCGGCTCTCCGGAAGTCTGGAAGAAGGCAAACCCGGCCATCGGCGAGGCCTTTCCGCTCGACGAGTTCGCGGCCGACTACCAGGACGCGCTGACCGACCCGCGGAAGATGTCCCGATTCATCCGCTACGGGCTCAACGTCTGGACCGAGCGCGACAGCCGATGGTTCCACGGCGACGAGTTCACCCGCTGCCAGATGGCCCCGCCCGAGCCGCTCGAGGGCCGGCCCTGCTGGGTTGGCATCGACCTGGCCGACCACGACGACCTCACGGCCGCGGTCTTCCTGTTCCGCTCCCCCGACGGCAGCTTCGATGCCGAGCTCCTGGCCTGGGTTCCCGAGGAGTCGATGATCGAGCGGGAGAAGAAGCAGGGAATCCCCTACTCCGCATGGGTCCGCGAAGGCTGGCTCCGCGTCACCGAGGGGAGCCGGATCGACCAGGAGAAGGTTCACGCCGACATCATGGACTTCCTCGAGGGCCACGAGTGCCGCGGAGTCGGCGGTGATCCGTACCACCTGGACTGGATCGCCACGAAGATGCAGTCTGATGGGATCGCGGTCCACAAGATCCGCCAGTCCATCGGCTACCTGACTGGCCCCTCCAAGATGCTTGAGGATTTGGTGAAGTCCGGGAAGCTCCGCTACCGCTCGCCGATCATGTCGTGGGCCAGTAACAACGTCTGTATCTGGGAAGATCCCAACCTGAACATTCGGCCAGACAAGGCCAAGAGTTCCGAGAAGGTTGACCCGATCTTCGCCCTGATCAACGCCCTGGCCCTGGCCTCCACGGACGCGGAGCCCGAGGGGTCCGACTTCTCCCTCGTCTCCCTGTAACTTCACCGGATCGCGGCCGGGGGTTCCGATGGCGGCATGGGACTACTCGACCTGATCTCATTCCGTCGCGCCGCCCCGAAGCCGCAGCCCCCGGCGGTGGAGCTGCGCGGCCTGTGGGACGGAACCGGCCCATGGTCGGCATCGATCAACCCGGACGCGGTCACGCCCGAGGTGGCGATCCGGACCACGGCGATCCTGGCAAACGTCCGATTCCTTTCGCAGTCCGTGGCTTCGATGCCGCTGCGGGTGATCCGGACCTCGGCCGACGGCCGCAAGTCTGCCGCGACGGACCTCCCATGCTACGGGGTTCTCACCGACACCCCCAACGCGACCCAGTCCCTCTACGAGTGGGTCGAGTCCACGATCTACCACACCGCCCTCTGGGGCAACGCCTACTCGCGGATCGTGCCATCGTTCACCGGTGGTTTCTGCTCGGCCCTCGAGCTGATGCACCCGAGCCGGATGAAGCCCGAGCGGATGAACGACGGCTCCATCGGCTACCGCTACTACTACCCACAGGGGGCCGGCCCGCAGGGCCAGACGGGCTGGGTGCCGTTCTCGCAGGACGAGATACTCCATGTCCGGTGGCTCTCCGACAACGGCATCGTCGGCTTGGTTCCGTCCACGCTCTGCAATACCAGCGTTGCCCTGGCCCGCGAGCTCGACATCTCGGCCCGTGCGTTCTGGGCCAACGGCGCGCGGCCCGACCTGGTCATCGAGACCGAGGAGACACTGAACCAGGAAGCCGTCGACAAGTTCCGGGCGCAGTGGCGGGAGATCTACGGCGGCTCCAGCAAGCGCGGCGGGGCTGCGATCCTGCCGCGGAAGGCCACGCTGAAGACGATCGACAGCAACTCGAACGAGGCCTCCGAATTCTCGCAGTTGCGCCGCGATGTGACGGCAGAGGTGGCGACGATCTACGGCGTCCCCGGGTCGCTCGTCGGCGTCCGCGATGCGATGAAGTACGCCACCACGGAACAGGAGCACCTCTCCGCACAGGTCTGGTGCCTGCTCCCCTGGGAGAAGCGGCTCGAGGGGGCGATCAATCGCACGATCCTGACCCCTCTGCGAAGCGGCCCGCTCTACGCCGGCTGTAAGGCGAAGGTGGATAACCGCGGCCTCCTCCGCGGCGACAGCGCCGCCCGTGGCGCGCTCTATGACGTCATGGCCAAATGGGGCGGGATGCAGCCGGCAGAGATGCGAGACCTCGAGGATCTGCCCGAGCTCGACGAGCCGGCCCAGAAGGAGACCTACATCCAATCGGGGTTCGTCCCGCTGCGGAAGGCGGCCGACCAGTCCCTCTCCGAGGCGCAGGTCTCCTCGCTCCTGGCCGTCCTGGCTGCCGTGTCGGCCGGCACGCTCGCGGCTCCGGCTGCCGAGGCGGTCATCGCCGCGGCCTACCCGACTCTCGCCGATTCCGCCTCGACCATCGTCGCCGGTGCCAAGGGGGTAGTGGCATGACCATCGAATTCCGCACGCACGACGAGGCCGGCGACGAGATCGAGACCAGGTTCCTCGTGGCCGATCTGGCCCCGGTGGGCGTGGAGGAGCGCGAGGACGGTCCCCCGACGATCGCAGGAATGGCCCCGCCGTGGGATTCCTGGTCGGAAGATCTCGGCTTCCGCGAGCGATTCATGCCCGGCGCGTTCACTGAAGTCCTGGCGTCGAAGCGTCTCGACGTGGTGCTCGCGTGGAATCACGACGAGTCGTTCCCGCTTGGTCGCACCACCAACCGGACGCTCGATCTATCCGAGGGCGCGAAGGGACTGGAGTACCGCGGGACGCCGCCTGACCCCCAGGAGAATCCTACCGTCCGGCAGTGGCTCAACCTCATCAGGGGAAAATATGTCGCTGGATCGAGTTTCGCGTTCACCGTGAAGGCCGACCCGTCGTCGGAACAGTGGGCCTCCGACGCGAAAGGCAACATCACCCGCACGATCACGAAGGTCTCCGGGCTATTCGACGTCTCGGTCGTGACCCGCCCGGCGTACTCGCGATCCACCGTGGCGCTCCGGCGTCGCGACCTGTTCGCCGCCGCCAACCTCACCGATGCCGAGCGCCGGCAGATCGTTGAGCGCGAGGCCGACGCCGCTGCCGACGGGCAGAAGCGGCTGGCGATGGACCGGAAGAAGCTCGACGCGCTGATCGGGGCCCGTGCCGCCGCAGCCCTCGCGAGGATGAAAGCCAATGGCATCTGACCACCGTTGTCGCTGCGGCGAACGAATGCGGGTTCGCACCTCAAAGCGATCGGGGGAGTCCGCGGTTCAGTACCTCCGCTGCACCTGCGGCGCTGCCGCCCGCGTGGCAGTCCCTGCCAGAGACATCTGGAGGCGGAAGCGATGACGATCTCGATCGACTATGACGGCACCTACGCCAGAAACCCGGCGATGTGGGACGAGCTTCTCTGCGCCTGCGAGATCGCCGGCGTCGAGGTGATTTGCATCTCCCGCCGCGACGACACGCCGGAGAACCGCCAGACGATCCGGGCCGCGTTTGGCGACGAGTTCCAAACCCTCTCGGCGCTGATCCTCTGCGGGCCGAATACGCAGAAGCAGGACGCCGCCAAGACGGCCGGATTCGCCGTCGACATCTGGATCGACAACACCCCCGAAACGATCCTCTCCGCCGGCCCGCTCCGGGCTGCCATGACGAAGGCCGAGCAGGCTGCCGCGCGGATGGATGCAGCCCTGAAAGGAGCGACCACGTGACACCTGAGCAACTCCAGTCGGAAGTCGCGAAGTTCATCGCCGATGCCCGGGCCAAGGCCCAAGGCGGGCTGACGGTTGCAGAGTTCGGCGGCCTGGTCGTCGAGCTGCTCGAGCTCGTCGTCTCGGGGCTCGACTCCGTGGCCGGGCTGGACGGCCCAGCGAAGAAGGCGTGGGCCCTTGGCGTGGTCGGCGTCCTGTTCGACGCCGTGGCCTCTGCTGCCGTCCCGCTCTACCTCCAGCCGTTCTGGGTGATCGTCCGGCCTGCCGTTCGGTCCCTGGTGCTCGCCGCCGCCGCCGGAGCCCTGGAGAAGATCCTCGCGATGGTCCGCAACCCGGTCGCCGCTGCGGCCCCTGTCGAGGTGAAGGCATGACAACCGCCCTCCTCTTCGCCGCCGCGGCGGTGATCGGATACCTGCTGTGGAGCCGCCCAGCGGTCGCGCCCGCGCTGCCGCAACTGCCGCCTCTCTCGCCCGTCATCCCGCCCGGCATCATGCCGTTGGGGGTGCCAGGGGCAGCGGCAGGAGGCGGCGGGCCGCACCCGCTGACGCTCTTGGCGATCCTGGGGGCCGGGGCAATGGTGGCTTTCTCGATTCTGGAAAGTGGAAAACCGGCCCCCGCCCCAAGCCCGGCCCCGGTGGTCGGCCTCGATCTCCGCGGGAAGTTCGTCGGCCCCGAAGCGGCGGCCGACGCCGCGACTACGGCCGCCCTGCTCGGCGAGTTGGCCGGGCAGATCGAGTGGGATGGCCAGCAGACCGAGCCCCGCCTCCGCACCGGTGCCGCGTTCGACGATCTTCGCCGGTCCGCCCGCGAGCTTCGGACCCGCGGCGTGTCGCTCGGGGCACGGCAGCCCGCCGTCCGCGACGCGATCAAAGCCTTCCTGGATCAGGAGGCCGGGACCGAAGGCGGGCCGGTCGATGCCGCCGCGAGGGCACGGTGGGTGAAGGCGTATCGGGCCGTGTCGGCCGCCGCGGAGGCCGCGACGAAATGAGTTTCCTCCGCTTCGGCCTTGGCCTGTTCGGGTGGTTCGCGGTGATGCTCGTCGCCATGCCGGTGGCGCTGATCGCCGCGGCGTTCGCTCACGCCGCGGACTGGCTGGACGACCTCGCCTCCTCATTCCTGGAGTGGTGATGC